TACCGGTGATTACAAACTCCTTGCCGTCAACCCGCAAAAGGTAGGCATCATTCATATAATCCCACTTGGGGTTATCCCTGGGGAGAATAAACTTTAATGTGACCGCTCCATTAATGCGCTTATCAATAAAGGCATTATCAACCCCGTCCCCCCATGGGGTTAGGCTTGAAATCTCCGTTCCATCCCGCTGGTGAATTGTTATAGCTTCAGCCATATTGCGCGCCTCCTACAAGTACAGGCAATCCCAATCAAACTGAATAGTAGCATTGGGAACATCATCACTTTCAAACTGCAGATCATTTTGCCCAACGGCCAGGCCACCGAACACTCCGGCAACGCCCACCATGGACGGTGCACCGACAACATCATATTGAATCGTTGTGAGGCCCACTGAATACGTGCCGCCGGATGCATCTTGCCTGTAAACCGTGTTCTTTCCCGTGTCGATAATCAGCTTATCACCGCTGGCAAAGGTGCCCTGAACCTGCACCCCGCGTCCGGTAGTCAGGTTTGTATATTTGGGGTTGGAGCAGGCCCCGGTAATGGTAATCACAACGGGTGTCTCCAACTGCCCGCGATTATATAAGGTATGAGCAACGGCGGTGGCGTCAAAGGCAAGCTGGTCAACATTAGGAGGATTGCCATCCACGTTATCAAGCTCATGCCGATCCCCATGCTGGAAAGGGTCGTGGCAAACAAGGGGCAGTCTAAACGTCCCCCACCTAGCCATGCGCTCAAAGCTGTTTATATCCCCGGAGTACCGGGCAAAGTACCAGCGGCTGGGCTCATCGTCAAATATTAGCTTTTTAGCACCCTTTAAAGGATTAAAGGTTTCGGTAAAGCGGTGCACAGCCCGGATAAGTTCCTGATGAGTGTCACAAAGAACCGTGCACTGCAAGTCAATGCGCCGGCTATCAAATTCGGGCTTAAAATCAATCTGCCCGTGCCTTCCGGGAATGGTTTTCGTGGCATCCCTGGTGGGGGCCATAACCGGTACGGCACCCTCTACAATAAGGCTCAAATCATCACTGTGTACATTGTCAAAGGTAAAGCCATATGGCATTAATTCATCCACCTCCCCTTACCTCGAATTGCTTGCTGTTGGGTACCAACAATTTCTTCGGCCAGAGTTTGCATATTGGATCTATCCCCGTTCACCTGACCGACATAAACAAGCGGGCCATTCTGGTTATAAATGAGTACCTGTGTGCGGGCTACATCCTGCAACGATTCACGCATGCGGCTAAATTCACGCAGGCCAGCAGCCAGGACGGATACATCGTTCTTGTTTAACACATATTCACCCTCATGCACAAAAGCAGGTCCTGTCTGCCATACAGGGCCGCCGGTATCGTATGAGCGGTAAATAGTAATGTTTCTGGACCGTGAGTCATAGTCAACGTCATAGCCCAAAGCCTGGGCAACCTGACGGATGCTAAGGTAGGTTTTATCGTCCTCCATCTTAACCGGACTAAATTTCTTGCCGCCGATGACAACTTGCTTAGTGCCATTATCCCACTGCACTGATTTTCCCAGCGCCTGAGCCAGTTGTCTGGAGAGCATGGCCGCCGTTCCGTTTACATTGTCATAGTCACTTGGTGAAAAGGCGGCAACAACTTCCGGGCCGGAATCTGAAATACCGTCTATTTGATCGTTACGCCTATCTCCGGCGCGTCCAGCGGCATCATCCCCTGCCCTGCGCACACGGTCCACAATCTCATTCACAGAGCTGAAGTCTCCGCTCTCCATACCCCGGATAAGGGCGTCAACCAATTGTTTGCCCGTTTCCTGCCACTTTGGTTCGGTGGCCGCCAGAGCGGCAATGGTGTCCATAACACCACTCTCGGCAATTTCACGGGCCTTTCTGTAATGCTCTTCCAGCTCGTCCCGTTCCCGCTCCGCGGCATCCCGGGTGTCCTCAATTTTTTCCTGCAGTTGCCGTCTTCTGTCCTCACGACTCCATTCTTCCTGTTGCATGCGCCAACGGCGCTCTTCTTCTGCGATATCCTTATCTAAATCCTCAATGGCTTTCTTGTGATCTTTTCCGGTTCGGAGCTCATGGTACTTGCGCTTTTCATACAGCTCGGCAAGCTTTTCCTGGTGCTGACGGGCAGCCTCTTCCCGCTGGTCGATTTTCTCTTCTTCATCCATCATATCCAGCTGCCGCTGCAACTTGGAGATGGTTTCGTTTGTCCTGCTGTCTATATCGTCCAGGGCATCCTGGTACTCATCATCAAGCCGCCCCAGGTATTTATCAAGGGCCTGCTGTCTGAGCTGGAACAGCTGTTCTTCCAGGTCCCACATCTGCTCCGTATTCCACTCATGGGCGCTGCGCAGGCGTTCCAGGTAATCAATTTGCTGTTCAGTTGACATGCGGGCCATGGAAACCTGGTGACGCATCAAATCCATGGCCTGTTGATACGCATCCCAGTAATAACGGTCCTCACGCGCTTTTCGTTTAGCAATGAGGCTGGCACGTGTATTTTCATCCTGCCACCATGCGGCACGGTTTTTGGCAATGGACTCTCGTACGCGCTGCATCTCGTCAAGTATTTTCTGCCTTGATTCCTGGTCGGATACAGCTTTTAACTGCTTAGCAAGCTGCTGCAGGCTCTTATTGTAAGCCTCGTTTTCCCTGGTCAATGCTTCCTGGTGTTGTGATAACAGATCCATTTGCAAAGACCATACACCCTGAAGCCTTACCCTTTCAGCTAGGGTCGCTTGACCGCTTTCCAGCGCATTTTCAAAATATTCCTCCTGTGCTGTGAGTATAGAGAGTTGATCTGAAAGTGACCTTGTGCTCTCCGTCAACGGACGCATTGCCTCTTTTATACCGTCTATGTAGTCACGAATGGCCTTGAGGGCCTCATTTGTACCCTTTTTATCCGTGCCTGGCAACTCAAAAGATTTACTACCACCATCAGCACCCATTATTTTAAGATTGTCCAACGCCTTAAGGGCTTGAGTATAAGTGTTGGCTGCCTTCTCTGCCTGCTGGAGTTTTTCCCGCTGCCTTTCCACTTCCGGGGCTATTGTATATATACCGAAAAGCTCTGCTGCCTGCGCCCGTGATTCCCTCTCAGAACGGGTAAAGGTTGTATTTTCCCGCAAAGAGTCACGCATGGCCTGCTGTACTGCTAAAAGGGCCTGGATTCTTTTTCGGGTCTCTGCGATAACTTCACGGGTTAAAGCCCTTTCCTGTTCTATTCTGGACCGGGCGGCCTCCATGGAGGTTCTGGCCATGTCTTTAGTAACCGATATCTGCTCCTGAATTCCCTTGCGGTCGAGCAGGAGCGCCTGACCATGCTCGTCGGTTTTTGTAATGAGAAATGAATATTTATCAGCCAGGGCCTGAGTCACCTCGGACAGGGCTTCTTTTTGATTTGCATTTAGTTTTGAGATATCATTGGCGTTGCGTACATTTTCAGTAAGTTTTAAATACTTCCGGGCTAATTCTTCCGTGGCTTGGGCACTTTTTTGAGTTTCAATAACCTCATTTGTCCGTGCAACAATTGCATCAGTATTAAGGGCATGGGCAATCCTCACTTGCTCATTTAAACCAGCGAGTTTTTCTTTGGCTGTATCGTAAGTAAGACCAATGGAAGCCAGCTCTTCATCCACTTTTTCCAGTTCATCTAAATATTTGTCACTGCCGATTCCTGGGTATGCGGCCGAAGAGGTGCCTGATTCTTCCTTACGTTTTTCAATAAGCTCTTCACGCTTTTTGATCAGCTTTTCAATGCGCTGAATTTCTTGTTCTGTGGACTTAATCTCATTCTGCTTGACACCTTCATTTATAAGGCGGTTATACTCGGCTAGTTTTGCGTTGGCCTGCTCCTGGGCTTCGGCGGCTTCCTTTTGGGCATCCGCATATTGAATAGCACCCATTGTAAGCAGAGATAAGCCTGTTATGATCCATCCTGCTGGACCTGCTAAAATAGATAGTCCGCCAAGGACTGTTCTCAGCTTCGACAAGGCACTTATGAGCAGGTTTATGGCTACTATCAACCCTCCAGCGCCAACGATCATTTCAATTACACGCCTAGCACCTTCGTCGAGGTCATTAAACCCAACGATTATGGCATTAATAGCCTCCAGCATATCCACGGCGCCCTCTGAGAAATCCTCAAACAGTAGTATCTTGGCGCGCTCCAGGTTGCCAGATACTTTCTTAAGCGCCCCGTCAAAGGTGTTAGCCATCATATCAGCCATGCGCTCAGTGGCACCTTCTGCATCTGCCATGGCATCTACATAATCAGCAAGAGTCTCACTGCCCATGTTCATTGACGTGGCCATGGCCCGGATACCGTCAGAGCCAAGTATAGTGGTCATGATCATGTCACGGGATTGCTGGTTGTAGGGCCCCAGGGCCTCTTCAAACTCTGCCACTATTTCATGCCACTGCTTCATGTTGCCGGCAGAATTATATATCTCTATGCCAAGCTCATCCATTATGTCCCGGGCTTCACTTGTGGGGTTAATAATAGCAAGCAAAGCAGACTTGATACTGGTACCGGCATCCTGCGCCTGGACACCTGCGTCCTTCATGGCAGCTGCCGCGGATAATACTTCCCGGAAATCCTGCCCGGCCATTTTAGCCACAGCGCCAGCAGAAGACATTACCCATTGGAAATCCTCTGCAGCCAGGGTTGTTGCGTTCATGGATTCGGTGAACGCATCCGTTACCTCGCCAGCCTGCTCCCATTCAAGACGGAATGCTTGCACAGTAGAAATAACGGAATATGCCGATTTCTCCAGGTCTATCAGTCCGGCTGTGGCAAAGTCCAATACCTCCGGCGTGGCCATGATTGTCTGTTGAGCATTAAGACCGGCACTTCCAAGCTCATAGAAAGCCTGGGCCATTTGTTGCGGGCCGTGAATGCCTTCATTCATTTGAATTGCAAAGTCACGCAGGTCAGAGGTAAAATCACCCGTTACAGCTTGTGCCTGGCGAATACTGAGCTCGAACTGCCTGCCCGCTTCAGCGACAGCAAGTATACCCTGAGAGTAGGCGTATAAAACGCCTACGCCGCCTAGAGTTTCTAGCAATTGATCGGTAGATCTATTCAAGCTGTCGGTGCTTCTTTTAAGGTCTCTTTCTTCCCTTTGCGTGTTCTTCAATTCCCGCTGAAGGCGTTGAAAAGCTTGTGTAAACTCATCAAATGCCTTAATATTCACTTGTATAACGTCTTTAGACACAAGCTCACCTCCGCTTCATCTTCCATCCCTGGTTATAACTTTTGTAAGGGTCCTGGGTGCTTTCTGGGTCATCTAAGTAACGCTCTTTCCAGCGCCGGAAGCGATCATAAGAGCTGAATACCTTATCCGGTGGACCGTCATGGCCTTTCTGTGCACAAAGCTTATAAAGCTCGGTTACCTCATGGGTTACCGCTACTAACCTGCGCTGGTTTGCTGTCCACATAGACATAGCCCCGGGAAATAAAAACCCTGGGCTATCCTGTGCGCCGCGCCAGAGCTCAGTCCATCCCCAGCTCCTTACAACGATTGGGAGAAAAAATCCGGGTTAAACCCGTCCCGGAACAGTTTCCACTTCATATAAATTTGCGTCTGCACGTTTTTAGGCAAAGCGTAAAACTCTTCAACAGAATTAAAATAAGGCTGGGTTTCATCCTCAGCCTTGCGGGCGCATAACTGTATTTCAGTGTCCATTTGGTGCTTGAGCGCGTGATGTTCAGCGGTATTGCGCCGAAGCTGTTCTTCCAGCTTATCAATCCAAGCAATCTGCTGCTGCCAGCGCTTTTCTTCTTCCGTGTACAGCTCAGCCACAAATTCAGCTATGCGCTGACCACGCTCTCGTATAGCCTTTTCCCGCTCTTTCTTTTCCTCAGGAGGGAGAAGGGCCACTTCTTCATCGGTAAGCTGGTCATAGGCTTCCAAGAGGTCCTCCGGTGCAGAGTCGAACATCTTTTTCTGCAGCGCCTGTCTTTTATCCCTGATCGACGGGTCAATACCATGCTTTTTACAAATTTGCTCAATTACGGCAGGCAAAAGGGCCTCCGCATAATATTCTCCACTGGCATGCAGTTCCATCAACTTTGACGAATAAACGCGGCTTGATTTTCCCCGTGTAGCAATATCCATTGACACAAAAACAATTCCGGGTACGCCCGGAATATCAGGAGCGTAAGCCCCTCGTATAGTTTCTGCGAGACGATTTTCAATCATTCTCTGTGTAAGTTCAGCCATTTTGTTAATACCTCCCCGTAGTATTACCCCTTTATTAAGTGCGGGCAGGCGGAGGGGAATCCGCTTTTCGCCGCCGGCTGGCTAGCCCGCAAAAGACATTATTGTTTCAGATACAAGACCAGTGCTTTCTCGTCAGCACCCAAGCCCGTTGTAAGGGTAATGGCTGTTTCGGTTTCAGTGTAATCGGTACCAACTTGGAGCACCTTTACCTTTTTTCTATTTTCACTTTGCCTCAATACCAATCGTGCGTATTTACCGTCATGCTGATAAGGGGTTTGTGTAAAGTCGAGACTTGTCACTGGTGTTGCATTCCCGATAAATTCATCAATCTGAATCAATTTAGACCTAAAATCGTTAGCCCTGATAGCCTGGAAGTTAAACGTTTTGGCATTTTGACCGGCCACATTCTTCGGAGTCCCCGCCAATTTTGCACCAAACACTAAATGAGAACGCAAAACAGTCTCTTTGTCCTCATCCAAAACGTTACTCACGATATAAAACGGGTACTTTTGGCTAAGGTCTCCGCTAATAAATCCGCTAATAGCCTGCCTGGTGGCTACAGCATTAACAACATCTTCACCGTCAACACCCTCAATGTCAAAAGATCCAGACACGCCCTGGTATGTCTGAGTAATACCTAGTGGGCCACTTGCACCAAAAGCACCTGCACCGCGACGTTGGGTGTCCTCTTCATGGTTGTAGCCAAAAGCAGTAGCTCCACTCACCAAACTCCATGAAAACGGTCCGCCAATCAAATATAGTTCCGCGTTCCTCGCCTGTTCAAAAGGCATTTAAATTCCCCCTTAAGGTTAATAAAAACAATCACCATCTAATGCAGTGATTGCGGTCGCCTCCAAACCAATTCACCAAATAATTTTTCCCGCAAATTATAGCTATTGCAATGTTTCAGCAATCCCATGTAGCTCTGTACACTGGCGTTGATTTCTTCAAAGTCAACTTCTCCTCTCGCATAGGCTTTTTGTAGGTACTTAAGCCGTTTTTTCATTTTGTACGCGGTTGATTTTCTCAACTTACAGTGCGTGCTCCAAACCCGGTATCCAACCCAATCCACCGCCCAACCAGATTGTCAGTTTACAGATTACAGACTACAAAAAGCCGCGCGGAAGCCGAGGGCGCTGATCGAGAACGCCCGCGGGGGGTTCAGGCTCAGACCGAACACGCCGCCAAAGGAGCCGAAGCCCCAATAACCGCCGCGAACGGGCACGCGCTCTCCAAGGTTGCGCATATACAACCTATCCCCGCCATGGTCACCGTCGATTGGAGCAAGTCCCAGGAGTTTCGCAATGTCGGGAACGGTAACGCCGACAGACGTGACCACGTTTTCAAAAATAGTATAAGCATAAGTTGATCCATCTGACTGGTTAACAACAGAAGTGTTAATTTCTACGTCACCGCTGCCGTCTGCATTGGTAGCGTCATACTTCAACGTATCAGCAGTTCCAGGAGCAACAAGGGTGCCGTCCTGTAGAATAGCCATCCACTCCGCGCTGCCTGCAGACTGGTCCTTTGTATTATCGGCAGCGTTATTATTAGCTATTATCTGAATTTCACCGTCATTTAGACGCAGGCCGCCAACCCATTCCCAAACGTTACCGTTAAGGTCATAAATACCGAAAGGGCTGCCGTCATGGGTCCATGGTAGCGGGCCGGATCCGGTTAGAACCCTGCCAATGTATTTGGTTCCAGAGCTATCATAGTAGTAACTTGGGATGCCTTTTTCACTGGTAATAGCGTAGTCTTTGCCATAGCTGTTATTTCCGCGTGGCCAGAAACCCTGCTTTTTGCACCACAGGGCAATTGCTGCCCACTCAGCATTGGTCATTAAATGCCAGCCGGTTCCCTTTTGGCTGCAAGCTGCCAGGGCTCCATCAAAATCAATGTATACCTTCGGGTCCTGGAATTTTAAACTAACGGCCCTTGCATCCAATCCAGAACCGACCACGATGTTTTGATATTTTGAGATATATAAATATTGTTGCAAAACATCATTAACAAAAAATGCAGGGTGTGGAATATTTCTACCACCACTAAGTAAATCAGATTCAAGTTGAGGTTCAAAAATAACCATAACAGAAGGATTACCCTGATCATCATAGAGCACGGTATTTCGCCCGAAGCTGGCTTCAAGCACCCGGTCCCGCCAGGACTTTTGTTCCCCAGCATCAGTGATTACGCCGTCTTGGGCGAACCTCTCAGAAAGAGCTATTTCAATTTCATGTATTTCTTTTAAAAGTTGTCCCTGGGTGTACGGGCCACTGATATATTTCATTACAGCATCTCTCCTTCCTCTACAGGTACTTCAGGCAGCGGGAACATTTCAGCATTATTGCGACGAAGATCGGCTTCAAAAATTGGTAGATATGCCATAGCTGCGCCCTCTCCACCTCTTACGGAAGTCTTACCTTGAAGGTTTACATCCTCATCGGAGAAATCAACCTGTATAGTTGTTGTTCCGTCCTGGTTAACTGTTATGATGTGTGTCATATCTCCATCACCGCCACTTCCAGATTTGCACCCTCGCTAATTGCGTAGATAGGTACTGCCACATCGGGGTCAAACTGAAACTCAACTGTTGCCCCTGGTTCTACCGGGTACCCGTTTTGCTGCGTGACGTCAGATTTGCCAATTCTGAGGCGCAGTAATTGGTCTTCATTTTTAACAATCAGCTTACGCCTATTCGTCTTAGCTGAGCCACCAGCAAAAATTTCGACAGCGGTGGCGGTTACTGTTTTTACTCCTGTCACGGGAGCATCGTTGACGGTCTCAATGCTTTCGACTACACCAACACCGTTGGGAATGTTCATGTCGGGCAAAAACGTCCCATCAGCCTGGATATTACCTTTCATCGGCACCCAAACCCAGTAATTAACCACGATACCGTTCAAGCTCGCGGCTACACTTGTGTAGCCAGCATCAGTATATAACTTAACTGTACCTGCTTTCGCATCCACTTCATTCTTGTGATATAGAGGGTTGCCGTTAGAGTCGGTGGCCACTATATCCTGCGAAAAGTCAGGGTTATCATTAATATCAAACATCCGCGAAGGGAACGCCAGGGGCTTTTTTGTAGTAGTAATATAGCCATTGGCATCGGAATTAACGGTATCGCTTACCTTAACCGGCCACAGCGAACCAACTACATTTATGTCCTTCCCCTCGTCCCACCCGGTATATGGGGTATTAGAAGAATCCTTGCGAGCTGTTGCATCCAACCTTAATCACTCCTTTGCTACACCGGCTTCCACCAGTGGACATTATAAGTTAAGAAAATTGACTTATTAGCTGAATCATCCGGGTCATCTACAGGGTCCTCCAATGGTGTGCCTTGCCCCGGGTCAACCTTGAACCATATTTCGCCGGCTACAATTGGGTTTTCTATATCTGTCCAATCGTAACGGGGCATTACTATTCCACCTCGGCTCTTACCAGCCAGGGCGTTATACACTTTGTCACGTAACTTTCTTGCTTCGTTCCAATAAAAATCTTGTCCTGGATTCATGGCCCGCGTCTTACACTCAATTTCAACCTGCGTCATAAACCGTTCGCCACGGACACCAGGCAGCATCAGATTATTAAACGGAACTCTGTGTGTGCTGTCCGGAGATGTGCGGAGAGGCAATACTGTCAACCACCTGCCGCCATTGACCAGCTTGCCTTTCGGCTTACTAACAAGCTTTAGTTCGTTAGCTGAGCTCAAGCCAAACAGAGTGTAATTAGTTGATATATAATTTGCAATGCTAATCATCATATTGTCCATGGCATCACCCCGAAAGGTTTTTCATTTCCTTGCATAGAATATAACAAGAAATCCACAAAAGGTGTTGATAACTGTTGCCGGATAATAAACAATCCAAGCAGACAGCCCGCAAACTAGAAGAAATAGACGCGAACGGGCGCGTCACATCAACTCGTATTGAACACGATTTGGATGATATTATCTTAAATAGCTTCCCGGAGCTCAAAGAAGAATACGAACAAATAAAGGCTAAAAAGAAAAAGGGTGAAGTATTACCCTACATCACGAAGTAAAACTCCCCTACTTGTGGCATCTAGCGCTTCCTGCATCCTATTTTTAAAATGTCGGTCGATCAGCGGCAGGTTCTTCCTGAAGAAACCTTTACCCTTAAAACCTCCGGCGTAAATTTTAGCTCCGGACCTTGGATTTTCACCAACTTCCCTACCGCCAACGCCGTATTCCTGATAAAGAGCATACTCTACATTAGTACCGATTCTACCCCAAAGGCCGTCTATATCGGTTGTGCTTTCGGATTTACCTTCCTGGATTGCTTGAGGATCACCGCGAAGCACAATATCAACCAGATCAGCTACATCTCCTGCTATACTGGCCATCAACCTGCCGGTATCCACCGGGCAGTCATTAGCAATCAAGGTTACTCCATATAAAACAGTGTCGGCCACAGCGGTTTCCAAGTTCTGCGCTAGAAGCCTGGACCGTTTTTCGACCAAATCTATCAGTTCTTCGGTTCCTTTAAAGGAAATCTCGAATATCTTTCTCATTCCCGGCCCGCCTTAACTTCCCACCACAGAACTTCGACCAGGAATGTTTTATCAATCTTTTTAGGTTTCCAGGTGAGGCCACCATAAATTATGCGGTCCTCATATTCGGGCTTAACTTCCCGGCGAATAGTGAATTCCATGTCGCCAAGGATGTAGTAGCCACCCGACTTTTGAACCTCTTCCGCTGATAGATTCCTGGTCATGGCCGTTTCGGCGGTGTCCGTGTAAGTAGGTTGTGCCGGGATGCCGTGAACAGGGTCGCCCTCAGTCATGCCCGTGTATGTCCGGTAAGTGATGGGTTCCTCCGTGAACGGGGCCAGCTCTTCCATGGCGGCCTTAATATCGTCAACGTCTTTTTGGGTTATGAGAGGCATTTAATCACCGCCCATCCGGCCTGGTGACCGTACTATTTGTTATAGATCCTCCGGTCAATGGTTTAATCCCCGCTTTCCTCGCTTCCTGCCGGTACTGCCGCAGAGCTTCCTTCACCAGGCGCTCATAGTTGCCGCTGGAGCCGGACTTGTTAATCCCCACGCCTTTTATGTTCAGCGCGGCATTTTCAGCAGTTTCCGCAGCCTTGGCTTTCAACCCCATGTACTCAGCATAGGCCAGGATAGTATTGACCGCCTTATCCGGCACATCGGCCACCGCGGCGTAACTATGTTGAGTCGCGGCCTCGGTAATCCAGCCTTCGAGCTCTGTGTTACTCCTGCCCGGTAACCGTATCAGCAGGCGGGTTGTCATGGTCGGTAGATCCGCCATTATCATCATCCTCCAGTGCTTTCAGGGCCCCTATAAGTTCTTCTTTATTCATGTTGTCATAGCCCTCAAGGCCTTTATCTGCGGCCATTGCCTTTAACTCATCCAACTCCCAGTCATTTCCCTGTTTTGATGACTTTTTCTTCTCTTCCACCACTTCCAGCATGTTTTTATGGGCCTCGTAATCTTTTTTGGTTATCTCAAACTCCTGCCCGGCAAAATATGGCTTACCCTTATACTTGACAGGTGTTTTTGCTTTAACCTTCACTTAAGCATCCCTCCAAAAATGGAGTTAAGCGGGGGCTCTATGGCCACCCGCTTAACTATGGACAGTAGCAATAAAGATTTCGTCAATGCGCTCAAAGCTCGGCAACTCAATTGCAGAAACAATGGTCTGCACGTTAACCGGGTGTGCTTCTTTTACAGTGGTTATAGCAACGCCGGTATTAACAATCTCAACCTGGGCGTCTGTGTTGCCGCTCATCAGGTCAGATTCTTCCGGAGTGGTGCCATACCAGCTGTTACCTAGATCCCCGTCCGGAATCAGCGTAAACACATCATCCGGGAAGAACAGGGTGCCGCCTCCACCTACGGTAGTAGCAAACTTTTTGTTGTGAACGGCCACGGACAGGCCAAGCTTACTACTGAGATACTGCTGCAACACGGAGTCGGTCATAATGATGTTCTGTCCACCGATGGGGTTAAGGTCCAGGCGGATGGACTGGTTTTCGAGCAGATAGTTCCAAGTTTTACGCGTGCAAATTGCCCTGGTAGGCCTGGTGCCGGTATCATCTTCTATAGTGTCCTGCCAGCGCTGGATATCCTGAACCGGTTTGGAGTTGGCAGTATCAGACCACATGTCACCGGCAAGCAGGGTCTCTTTATGAGTTGCCGGCATTTTATAATCGTAATTGTACTCAATACGATTGGCAGTAATAGCAATCATCCCGGTAGAAAGTAACTGCATACGCATCCGCTCTACCTGGACCTCTGCACCATTAACCAGGTTAGTCACATCATCAAAGATATTGTTAATGACAGGCTCAATGATATCAGCATTTGCAGCGGCCAGGGCTTTATTAATTTCCTGGCGATCTTTCTCACCGATCCGCATGGCTTCACGGAAAAACGGCATTTCGGTCTCGATTCTGGAGACGCCAATCCGATCACGAACAGTTGCCTTAGTGTCAAAAGCTGAAGGCGTCAGCGCCACGGGAAGGCCGCGAGAACCTTTAATCCAGGATAAATCTAGGCCCAGCTGCTTCCGGGCTGGAAACAATGTTGCCCCCAAATAGGGGATTGAATTGCTCGGGTTATTTGTATAATACGTTGCAATTTCCCGGGCATTGATCAGATCAAAAATATTCATCGGTTTTTACCCCTCCTGTATTATTATCCAGCTTAGTCAATAAACTGGATCATTTTGAGTGCATCTACCGCGTCAGCAACCGGAGCTTCTGGTACCTTATTAGTGTTAATAAAACCATGAATGATCATGGCACCGGATGCAGGACCATGAGTGACATCGACATCATTCAAAAGAACGCCCTCAGCATCAACCGCAGCCCCCGCCTCCCCAGTTAATGCACCCTGGGTGTTTTTCTTTTCAACACTGAGCGAATCATCAGCCAGCACTTTACCACCAATACCGCCTACGATAGTGCCTTTCTCAACTATCTTTTTGCCGTCAGCATTGGCAACCACGTTTGCATCACTAACTGTGACCGCAATAGCCACATAATGATCCGTAAACTTAAGTATTTCCTTTGTTCCCGTAAAATCAGTTTGAGTAAATTTCAAGGGTCATTCCTCCTCGATCCTTATTGATCCTTATTTGAAATAGTTTACCTGGGTTTCGCTGCGCTTCTTGGCTTCCGCGGCCCGCTTTTCAGCCAGTTTTTTGCCGAAGTCACCACCTTTATTACCGTCACCGCCGTCCTGTCTTCCCGGGTTACCGGGATTACCGGGGCTGCCACCGGGCTTACCGGTACCCACCAAGTGCGGCTTCGCTTTAGCCAGGGCGTCTACGGCCTCTTTTGCGCCGTTAACATTGCCCTTATCGTCAACCTCTAAGCTGCTCCTATCTACAAGAGCAACAGCATCGGCAGGATCAACGAACCCGGCCTGGGCAGCGAAAACCTTAATTTCAGCATTAATCAACCTGGTGTTGGCCGCTTCCAGCGCCGCCTTTTTCTCCTTTTCCGCTTGTTCGGCCCGGGCTTTTTCCTTCTCCAGCTCGGACTTGGCCGCCTCATCGGCTTCCTTTTTGGCCTTAGCAGCTTCTTTCAGTGCGTCAGCATTTTCAAAGCCAAGTTCTTTGGCCATCTTTTCTAGTTCCTGGCGAGAAGCCTGGTTGACGCGGCGCATGAAGCTGGATTCATCGGGGAATGAGATATACGGATCATTACCCTTACCGCCCTTATCGCCGCCACCTTTACCGTCTCCGCCATCATTGCCACTACCATCTCCGGAACCAGAACCTCCGTCTCCGCTACCGGTCCCACCGCCGCCTCCGGATCCGCCACCGTCATTAAACAACCCACGCATTAAAAATGGGTTAAATCTGCTTGGTTTAAAAGTACCAGTCATCAAATCGAAAAACATTTTATCTACCTCCGTAATTTCCGTGTTTATTGGGCCACACGTTGGCCAGCCGTGATTTTACGCCTCACGTTCGGCCCGCCGCAGTTTTAAGACTTGGGGCGTTTCGGTCTCCAGTTTAAGCAGCTTTTCCTTTCAATGTATTAAGGTTGAGTGCCCCACTCTTCACCCAGGACCTCAGCACCGGTACCAGCCTACACCTGCACCGGGGGTGACTTGCTATAGTCGGAACAGGTAAGTTGTCACGCCTGTACACCCCCGGCATTCCAGGAACACTTTTAAACCTGGAATCATTACCGTTTGCCAGTGCCGGGCAAGGTGGGTCAACACGGCCGTCTCCGGCCGTTATCCAGGAATAAAATATCTCCTCACCAATTACTCCCTGCACTTTATCAGTAAAATCAACAAAGCCAGTTGAGCTGGCGCGGATTATTTCCGTTCTGGCTATGGTTGTGGCCCGGGCCCGGACACTAGGGAAAGGCTTTTTCAATCCCTCCTGGGTGAGGCCAGTACCAAGGATGCGCTTGGCAATCTTTGGTATTGACTCACCCATAACAGCTCCCCGGGTAAGCTCATCTCTAATACGGTTAAGAATGTGCGTCTCAACCCTCCCGGCCAGCTTGGGAACATTGCCAATAAGGTTTTCAATCATGTTCCTGTTTATGGTGCCGATACCGCCGGCAACGGCAATCTTGGAGTATGGTATACCGCCGGCAGAGAGCATTTCGGCAACAGTTTCCTGCCCCATAACAAAAGCCTCGTCAATAGCTTCCTGACGGGCTTTAGTGGTAAGGCGAGTATAATACTTTATCTGCCTTTCAATTTCCCGCATTACTCCTTCAAGGTGCTGAATTTTGAGCTTATCCTTGCCGCCTTGAGCATTAATGAAATTTATGTATAGCTCTTTGCGGGCTTCCTCGTAAATCTTCAACAGCTTTTCGGCCAGGCGTGCTTCCCTCGAGTTGCGTTCCCTGGCAAACTTACGAAGCAGCTTTAAAAGGTCACGTTCCAGTGTACTCATTGATTATCACCGCTATCCCCTTCATCACCCCCGCTTTCCGGTTCATCCATAGTGTCACCCAGGGCCTCCATAATGGTAGTTTTTTCTACCAGTATTTCAGCCATTTTAGCCTCCGGATTTTCAACCCCAAGCTCATCCATAGCCCCTTTCAACGATTGAAGCATGGTTGCTACCTTTTTAGTTTCCCGGTCAACAACTTCTGTCTCGTTCTCAGGAATAGGCATGGTTGTCTTGACCTCTACCAGATCGTCAATATCAGCCAGGGCAATCTCACTCAAGGCGGCCTCGTTAATCAGTTTTGTGTCATAATGATTCCTGGTGTCGTACTTGTTGAGCATATACAAGGCCTTACCAAGCAGTCTTTGCAAGCGTGGCTTCCAGGTGATCATATTCCTGTTTGTTGCGGAAATAATAGAACCATACAGGAGCTTGATTGCAAAACCGGACAGCTGCCCTAATCCCTTTACCTGCTCCGGGCTAATGTTGGGAACATCGGAAAGCCGGTGCATTAACGTCATAATTTCCTCCAGGTGCTCTTTCAGAGCTTCCCGGTACGCAAATTCATTTTCCAGCGTTTTTGCATCGGCGTCCAATTCACCGTCGCTGTTTAACTGCCACAATGCGTTTGGTGCAACCTGCAGGGGCTCAGCAGCCCCGGACCTAATTTCATCCTCGGTGGGGAGCGCGGCATTCATAATCACTTTAATGGCAAACATGCCGAACCGGATGGAATCGGCGTTGTCACTGATTTTACGCTCTACTTCATCATTAAGCCCGGAAAGAACATCAACCATTGACCTCCCTTCTGTTTCACCGGTAAGGCCCCCACGGTTAAAAATCTCCACTGGAATAAAAGGCAGGCCAATGTCAGTGGGTGCTACCAACTCCTCTTTTAACTGTAGCCTGGTATCATAAAGCCCCTCTTCCATCCAGCAGGAACCTTTCTCCAGCCAATATGTCTGCTTCCAGATGGTCTGGTCATCCACAAAAGCGGTAAAGTGTATCTTTTCCAGCACGTCCACGTCGTCAGCCGAATAAACCGGCCAGAACTCCAACCGTGGACGCCAGATAACGCGCAACCCTAAATTTTCATCATAGTGCAGTTTAGCGCACACCGAGCCGCCGACAAAATGGTCAGTGGCCGCCTTAAGAAGCTTTTCCGACATAAGGTTTTGTTTCATGATCCGATATAAAAGCTTTTCCCTGGCCGCTGCCTTGGCGTTTGCCGCCTGCTGCTTTCCGCTCGGCTCATACCCAGGCTTTAACATCTCCGCCGGGTCGTCAATCTGCTCCGCCGGGCAAGCAAGGCCAATAGGATGCTCAAACATAAAAGCAGCCAGGCGGTCAACAAACCAGGCGGTTAAGTTGGCGGTAACCATGGTCGGCAGGTAGTCAAGGTTGTTCTGAGCCTTTAAATCCTCCGGCTTAACCTCATTGCCGTACTGGTCAACCCAATGCTTGCCGTCATAGTGCCGATACCATTCAATCAGCTTATTAACTAGTTCCAAGCCTTCTTGGCCAAGGTACTGATACTGCAAAGAGGAATTTGGGTCCTGGTAGGCAAGGCGAGGGAATGCCGTTAGATCACGTTTTTTGTTTAAATTTGCCATATTATCACCTCATACCACGGCGGGCTGTAGTTGCTTTAGATCTCGGTTTACTAAATCTTGTATAAATGTAATACCGGTTTCTATCCATAGCATGGTCATTTTGCTTTACCGGCTTATCTTCGCCTCTTTCCTGCGCCTTCTCATCCCACACATAAGACGCAAATTCTTTTCTAGTATCCGTACAGCTACGGTCAATAAAGAAACGCCCTGTATTTAAAAACTTTGCCACTAACCGGATACCATTAATAACATCATTGTCGGCGTCCCTTATTTGATTGAATCCTCTACTCTTTAGCTCCGTTTTAAAACTAGATGCTGACGGGTCCAAATAAATATTCCTTGGAACAATATCTCCAAGGAATTCAATAAAATCTTGTGCAAATTCTCCATCTGTTTTCTGACGCCCGGTCTTTTTAGCATCGTAGTAATACTCTTTTATGAGATACACCTTATTGCCGGTAATACCGTAAAGCCCAAATGTCATAACCGTTGCGGTCGCATAGTCGATCGCAACACCGTATTCTCGGTGTTCTTTGGGGCAATCAATGACGTGTTCTTCATCGCTGAACATGTCATAAATGATACCCTCGGCCATAACCCATAAGCCAAGGATAAACCGCTTAAAAAATACTCCGGAATACATCCGGCGGTAGCGCTCTTTCACCCTCGCAGTTAGCGAAGGGTTATCATCCATAGTAAAGTGCAGGTGTACGGCGTTTTTCTCTTTCAGTTTATCCAACCAATTAACTTTGAACCAGTGATAAGGCCCCTCCGGGTTACAGTTGAACCAAAGTTTAGCCCCGTCAACTGAACACCTGGCAGTGGCCTGGTTAACAAACGATTCCGGCATGAGTGCAACTTCATCGAAATACATGCCGGCCAAAGTGATGCCTTGAATAAAGTCCTGGCTGCGCTCGTCTTTACCACCAAAAAGGTAAAAGTAATTTACTTTACCCTTCCAGATTATCTCCAGGTAATTCTCGCCTGAGCGATGGTCCTTAACCTTGTACCCGCGGCCCCTAAGAACCTTTTTCAGCGGCCTGATTACATTTCTGCGTAATGCCCCGATGGACTTACCGGCCATGCCAAAGTTTTGGTCGTCAAACGTTTCCATAGCCCAAACCACGAACGAAAAGGACATGGGTAATGTCTTACCGGCCCGGACAGCTCCATCGCATATGATGGCGTCTTTATCTTTAACAGGTGATCCATCCATCCACCAGGTCATAACCTGAACCTGTTTTCTGGACGGTGGTACCCATTTGAAGGGTTTAGCCTTAACTCTCCTCCTCATCGGAATAACCATCCCATGCCTCACCTACCTTTTGAGATAAGGCATCAATGAAGCCATCATCTTCTGTTTCTTCCGGATCACCCATTATCTTAGCCTTTTCAAGCTGTAGCTTTTCTTTAGTCAGCTGGATCTTTTCTTCCTCAATTTTTTGCTTGAACTTATCAGGGAACAGGTCAAAGTATTCAGATAGTTTTTCAAGTGCCTTTAACTTATCCTCAAACTTAATTGAAACTCCATCTTTGCCTTGTTTAACCTCTTTTATGATAGTACCGTCAACCATACTGCTTTCATTGAATGAAACATAGTTAACTATTTTTGTTACTGGGTCGCCTTCTTTGTCAACCAGGGGCCCAAATGGTCCCATGACCTGAACTTCCTTCTGGCCAAACTTAACATAGTCGGTAATATCCGAAAAAGCTATCTGAATCCATTTTTTAAGCACATCCATAGCATCTAAAAAAAGCTCCTCAGTCATGGAGCCTTTTAGACGTTTGATTTCTTCAGCAATTTTAGGTTTTCTTAAGTTTTCATGCCCAATAACATGGGCGGTATTTTTTGAATATCCAGCCTTAATGGCTGCCTGTGTTGCATTAAAACTTTTTATATAGTAAAGGCAGAAGAGACTTTGCATTTCAGTAAGTTTAGGATTTTTTTCTTCCGTTTCCTCAACGGTCTTATCTTGCTTTTTTACCACATTTTGCTTTTTGGTTCGGTTCGGTTTTGGTTCATTTTTTTGGTTCGGTTCGGTTTTGCGCTGTTCGCTTCGCCAGCGCTTAATTGTACCTTCTGGAACGCCAAACTTTTCAGCCGCTTCTCGAATAGTAGTGGCCTCTGCCTGCGCCAATACTTCCTGCTTTTGTTTTTTTGTCCATCGCGCCAAGACCACCACCTTCTCTCGTGCTATCTATTCAGTCAAAAGAAAAGAGCCCTGTGGGCCCATAATTTAAAAAAGGACATAAGAAAACCGCCCTTCCCGCAGGCGGCTCTTTCTAACATAATAACACACTTTAACTCAAATATTCTCGGCGAGAAAATTATTTTTTATAATAATCCCCTCTTCCCCGCCAGCCTGGCAGTATA